TTGTATCATCTTGATATATTATTCATTAGATTGTCATATTTGTCCATTGCTTCCTTAATTCCACCTTTACCCGAAACGGACACATTGGATTTCAAGCCTTTTTTAATCTCGGCTAACAAAGCGGCATTTACTGCGGTTGTTTCTCGCATTGTTGCCACCACAGTGGACAAATCAATAGTTATCGGTTGATTGCCTGCGGTTGAAGTTCTTGAGTTGGAAAATGAGGCTGTTCCTTGTTTTATGGATAATGCCCGGGCAATAGCATCGTTATCAATTCGTGCAATAGTATTGGTGCGCTGCGCATGATCTATTAAATTGAAAAAATTACGAATTGGCGGGTGATGGGTGGCTTCCTGATTTCCTACAAATTCCCCTGCATGAACGATTCCACGAGCTTCGTATTTATCACCCTCGTCTGTAAAACCACCGGTCCAAAGATTTTTAATTGATTCGCGTTGTTGTTCGGCAACCACTAACTCTGCTGTACCTGCCAAACCTGTCAACACCATCAATGGAACACTGGGTGCGGCTTTCATCACTGCCAATGCTGTTGAAGCAATGATTTGAGCTACATTGATGGCAAAATCAATGTCAGCGTATTTCTTCTTGATTGATTTTTTTTCGTCTTCGACTTTGGCCTCGATATCAGTGGTATCCTGCCCTGCCTTTTTCGCTGCATTAAGTTGTTTTGCGTATTTATTGTCTACACCAATAGTTTCAGCCTCTTGCAAACTGTTTGATAACTTCAAAGCAGCTGATGCAATTTGAGATATGTTTTCAGCAGTTTGTTCCGCCATTTTCAGCTTCATTGCTGAAACATCTTTTTCGTACTTCTTGGTTATTTCGGCTTTTTTCTTGGCATCGTTTTCATAAAGTTTCAATTCTATTTGGTACTTATTTTTCAATTCTACCAAACCTTCCTGGTACTCTTTGTATTTGGATTTTCGTTCATCAATTCCGTATTTCTTTTCCAGCTCTTCAACCTGTCGTTGAATCTCTTTTTTATCAGCGGCACTTTTATGTAAAATAGCTTTTTCGGCTGCAGTCAGGTTTTCTTCTGCTTTTTCAATTTCTTTGTTGGAAGCTTCTACGGCTGCCACACGTTCTTCGTCTGACTTATATTGAAAATCCGCAATTTCATGCGCATTTTCCTTTGCAGCATACAATCGGGCTTCAGTTAGTACTTTGTCCAATGCCAGAATGGAGTTTTTATACTCATCTTCCGAAATCAGCCCATCTTCAAGTTGTTGATTTAATTCCTCCCTTTGTGCATTGTCGTACAAAACAATAGCATTGAAACGACCATCGTTTAATTGCTTCATTGCTTTCAGACTTAATTTCTCGGCATCGTCCTGCCGTTTTATTTTGATATCATCCAGTTGTACCTGAATGTCGGAATACTCTTTGTCTGATTTGGAATACAGTTTTTGTTTCTTTTCCAGTGATTTCTCTGCAATGTCAACCAGCTTGTTTTGGTATTTCTCTTCGCTTTCCAATCCTTTTAAATGGCGTTGTTTAGCTTTGTCCTGCTCTTTGGCTGTCCAAATATCCAATGCTTCCAATGCTTTTTTCTGAGTATCGTTAGGGTTGTCGTAAACTTCGTTATTGATTTTTGGATTAACTTTTGAGGTTTTACTATCTGATTTACCCGGTGCATAAATAATTAATGGACCTCTACCATTTAATACTTTTTGAAATTTATTATCTGTTTCTAAAATATCTTGATTCATATCTTTAAGCGAATTTGCGTATTGTTGAACATAAACAGAATAATCTGTTGAAACAGCAACATGTAACGGATCGAATTTAATCCCTGTATTATTTTGCAAAAATTCATTTGCCAGTTTGTTGGCTTTTGGTAAATCATTTTGGTTTTCAGAAATAATTTTCTTTACTTCTTCAACCAAAATATCTGCTGAATTCTCACCTACTTTTTTCTTAATTATACTTTTAATCCCATCTAAGTATTCTACTTGATTTTTAAGTGCATTTTTAAGTGTTTCTGCGTTGGCTGCATCCCTAGTTTCAATGGCTATTTTTTCTCTTAAAGAGGAATTGACTGCCATCTGTGCCTCGTTAATATCATTTAAGTTTGATTTTTCTGTAAGTTGATTCTGTAAGTATTCTCCGTATTTTGAATTTATTTCTTTTATGTATTTTGCTCTTAATTCTGTTCCCTCACTTGCTTTTTTTAATGCTTCAAAAAGTTGATTGGCTGAACTTGTTTCTATTTCACTATTTATTTTATAATCCCTCCATGCTTTTTCTGCTGTACTCAAACCGGTTGCCAGTTTGTATATTCCGATTGTTACTGCAGCTATTATAATTCCAACTGCTATATAGGGATTCAATTTCATTTCTTCATTTAAAGCTTTCATTGCAAGCTGTGAGGTTCTTAAATTACCGGCAAATAGTTGTTGAATGGCACAACCGGCTAATTGTGCTATCATATTAGCTTTTTCTAAAGCAGTTCCTATTGCTCTCTGTATATTTTTTGCCTTTTCTGCTATTGTAAAAGCATTTACCGCAATGGTATAACTAATCATTACTCCTGTAAGCGTCCACAATAAACCTGCATTTTCTTTAAGCCATGCAGGCAGTTGTATTATGACTTTAAGAAATACATTAGTTAGATTTGCAGCTTTTAAAAATGCAGGACTTACATTAGCGAATAATTGCATAGCCAAAATTCCTAATTGATTGGTAGCTTGTGCTATTTTTGCATTGGTTGTATTACTGGCAATTCCCGCCTGTTCAATGGCTGTTTGTGTTCCTGTAACTTGTTTTGTCAGATTCTTAAATTCTTCGCGATTGGCAATTAATGATCGGGCAATCACCACCTCGCGTTCTCCAAACATATCAATCATCTTATTAAATCCACCGGGACCGCTGAATTTTTTATTTAAGTTATCGAGTGCAACATCCATTCCTACAATGGCCGGATTGGTTTCTTTTGCCCCTGCCATCATTTTTACAAACATTTGTTTCATGCCGGTACCAACCACATCGGCCTGGTGTCCTTTTGCACCTAATGTTTCTATAATTGCCACGGATTGTTCTAATGGAACATTGGCATCTTTTGCTAATGCACCAAATTTGGTAAGTGCTTCGCCAATGTAGGGAATTTCCTTTGCGCCAAACTTTGCACCTGCACCTAACACATTAATAAATTGACTGCTTTTATCTGCTGCTGCACCGTATTGATTTAATGAAGTAGTCAATCCCATTACTGCATCTGCCAATGGCATGGCGGCTGCTTCCGACATGATCATGGCGTTCTTTGTTACTTCGTTCAGCTGTTCAGGAAACGCCAATAATTCAGGTTTTGCTGAACCAACTAATTTATAGGCATTCATAATTTCATTTACTGAGGAACGAATACGAATACCGGTGCCTTCCAATGGATTAGAAGCCATTTGTTCCGCCCATTTGGTAAGTTTGTTTACATCTTTATCCTCTAAGCCGGTAAGTGCTTTTAAATTGGCGGTGGTATCTTCCAACTGGTTTTTCATATCCATGTATTTTTTCAACACGGTTATTACTCCTGTAATTGCCATTCCTGCCACTGCGAAAAGTTGCCAGGTTTGATTAGTCCATTCAGCAAATTTCATAAAGCCGGATTGACCAACTTTTGTTTCTGCATTGACCAAGGCAATTTCGGATTTGACTGCTTTAAGTTGGTTAGCGTGTTGTTTCCATGCTTCTGAACTTCTGTCTATGCTGGATTTATTCATAGAGTTGGTCAATTCCTTCTGTGCTTTGATAAGGTCGCGCATGGAAGCTCCTGACAGATTGTCAAGTACCTTTTTGATATCCCAATTGGATTTTGTGAGTTGGCGTATTTCCTTGTCGGTGGCTGCCAGTTCTTTCTTTAGACGGCTGTATGCTCTTTCGGCTTCGGGACTTGGTGCGGCTTTCCCTGCTTGAATCAGGGCTTCACGTAACCGTATGGCTTTTGATTCCAGTAGATTCAGTTCCTGTTTGGCTTGCTCTCCGTTTACGGTAACGGTGCTTTGTGCTCTTTCGTTTTGCATAACATTTCCTTTTTAGAAATGCAAAGAACAAGCACTTTTGAGCATAGAAAAAAGACAAAAAAACCTCACATCTCTGTGAGGTTTGAGTGAGTTTTAAACTTATTTTTCAATACTTAGGTACTGATTTCCAACCCAAAAACAACAAGATTGGAATTCCTATTCCGACCAGAATCCACACCCACCAACAATTTGACTGTTCTGAATTGTGGGTTTTTTCTTTTTTGCTCGATTCTGATTTGACAGAAATTTTATGTTCTGCAAGTGATTTTGAATTGACTTTTTCTGCCGTTTTTATTTCTGTTTTAGTTTTGTTAGTTATCAGCAATTCACTTTTTACTGGCGGTTTGCCAGTGATTTTATCTGGTGGCAAAGTGGTATCGTAGGTTGTCAACTTTGCTGACCATTCTCCCGATTGCTTTTCGATTTGTTCCAGGTTATTTTCCACAAATCGGACATCTGTTTTGCTACTGTCCGATTGCTGTGTGGTTTTAGAACTGGTTTCTGTCGTGTTTTCAGTTGCACTTTTGGTGGTTCGACAAGCCAACAGTGTGATTGATATGAGTAATAGATAAAAAGTTGTTTTCATGCTGCAAAGTATAAGTTTGATTCAATTTCTCTTCGTTTTATTAATCCATTGGAAATCTTTCCACCTGCATGAACCCATTTCATGAATTCGGGTGCAATGCCGGCATCGCTTGGGTTTTTGAGGACTTTCTTCAGTAAAGTGCTATCGCCAAGTCCTTCAGGTATTGTGTCTATATCAATGTCAGAACCTACATTGTAGGCAAAAAGCACCAAAGCATCAAACTTGTTTTGAGTAAGAATAACCGATTTGGTGAGTATTGCCACGTCTTTTTCAAATGCTGTTACATCAAAAATCAACATTTCAACGGCTTTTGCTTCGCTTATTTCGGGGTCTCTCAGACTTACTCTTACTCCATTTGAATAGCGGGTACTTCCATATCCAATGGTCGGAACACCTGCCGAACACAGATAGGGTTTTGAGCGATATCCTTCTAACTGCTTGAGTAAGTCAAGCCCTTTTTTGCTTAGTTTCATTTTACGTCCTCCGGTTCTTTCAATTCATGTAAATCAATATCGAAATGTCGTTCGGCTTTATCCACCATAATGCGCTGTGCAATTTTTGCCCAGGGCTTGTCATTCATGCTGCTTTCATTTTCGAGAATCGACCATATTTGTATAAAGCAGAAAACCAATGAAACGTAGTTGGCAAGGTACAAACCGTTGAACATGACCAGTATTTTAGTATCTATCAGATACGCTAATACAATTAATGCAAGCATTTGAATGGTGGTTACAAATACTTTACTGCCTTTGCTTGAACGGAATTTACCGGTTCCTTTTCCGGTTTTTGCTTTCACCCGTTTACTCAGCCTGTAAGCTGAATAAGCATCCAGAGAAATTGCCATGGCACAAATAAGAATGAAAGGGAAAGTTGGCTCTATCAGGGTCAAAAAACCGGTGGCGAATGATAGTGCCCATTTTAGAATTGTGTTGAGTTGCATAATCGATTTTGTTTATTGTAAAAAACACTTGTTTTAAAGAAAAATTAGTATTACTTTTGTGTATTCGAATCTCATACCTATGACTGCTTCGGCAGGATCATATAGCTTGAGGCTCGATTAATGGTGATTCCAGACTTTGGTGTCACTTGTATATGAACCACAAACACTCGGTGTCTTGAAATATAGCCCAGTTGTGGTTCGTTTTTTTATAGTACTGCCAATGATTTTATCGGCTCACTATTTTTTACTTCCAACCGAAACAGCACTTTGGTAATTTGTCCATACAGGTATTTGGGTTCTCGCTGAAACATGGTACATTTCGGATATGCCTGAATATCACCTGCAAATTTAGGGTTGTCAATCCGTATTGCTAACCCAAATAAACTAACAGCACTTTTTCCTTCAGGGACCTGAGTAGATCCATTGCTGGTCATTAATAAAAAATTGGGGGCATCGCTCGAAAGATTCCGGATAAATGAATCCATCAGATAATCAGCATTTATGGCGATTGAAGTATCTGAAATTAATCTGGGTGTAAACCAGGAGCAATTTTGAATTTTAAACTGAAAATCGCGTCTACTCGACAGGTAGTTTGTTTTACTCTTAGGATTATCCATTTCAAACTGTTTCCCCGGTTCTACCCATTTATTCTTTCCGTGTTTCAGTACCACCTGACTTCCATTCATTTTCCTTTTGGCATTGTGTTTCCGCATCAATACAATTACCGGATTGAGTTTCATGTATTCAGTGTTTTGTTCTGTATATACTTTTACGATAACCGTATTGGAAATACCATTTGTAGGTGTTTTGCGAACCTGAACTTCAAGCCGTGGAATGACGATGGTAGGTCGTTTGCTGATTTCTTTTCCCATACGGGCATCCAATCCTTTTCCGGGATTGGTTTGTTCCAAACTGTTTTCGAAATAATCCGTTATGTGAGCCATGATATTAATTATTAAAGAGTTACTATTATGTTGTTATTTATATCCAAAATTAATTCGCCTGTTTCGGTGGTAAGAAATTGATTGATAAAGGATTTTATATTCCCAAGTTGCCCGTCAATAACATTAATTTCATCTTGAAGTGCAGTATCGCCTGAAGACCTTTCTGCGGATTCATCTTCTAAACTGGAATTAAATAAATCAACATTTACCTTATCGGCTATTTTGGCAACTTCAGCTTTAGCTTCATTAGTATAATCATTCGTTGATAATCTTTTCCCAGAAACTTTATTTACTTTATTAATCACTTTTGCAACTTCTGCTTTTTCTTTATTGGAATAATCATTAGTAGACAAACTCATTCCGGCAATTTTATCCACTTTGTCGGCAACTTTTGCAACTTCGGCTTTGGCTTCATTTGTAAAGTCATTCGTTGACAATCCTTTCCCTGCAATCTTATCTACTTTGTCAGCGACTTTTGCCACTTCGGATTTTTCTGCATTACTATAATCATTTGTGGATAGTGCTTTTCCTGCAACTTTGTCAACTTTCGTTGATACTACGTTTACAAGATCGGTAATGAAATCAATTATTTTGGTTCCTGCATTTCTGACTCTTGTGGTGGTGTTGGCATCGGGTTCTGTTTCAGTTCCAATAGCATTCCATAAAATCTGTGCTTCTTCTAATTTTCCCATATTTTGCTGTTTTGAAATACAAATGAATTGGTTTTTGAAGGCAAAAAAAAAGACACTCAGAAATTGAGTGTCTCAAATAGTATAGTTTGAAATTGCTCTCCGTACAGCTCGGCTGTTTTTTCGGAAAGAACTTTTACCGAATGATAATAGGATTTATTGTACCACGGCTTTGCCCGTCTTCCACTTCCCTCGCCACTGTCGGCTTTGCTGACTCCCCTACCCACGCCCATATCCACCATACGCCCATAATAATTGTAGGTATGAACAATCTTTGCCACCTCTCCATTGGCTGCTGCCTCCACATGAGTAGCAAAAGAGGAAAGCAATGCACCGGTGTCCCGGACATTGAGTTTAATGATTTTGTCTTCCCAGATAGTGATCATCATTTTTGCCCACGCATCGTAATACTTTCGTTTATCAGCTTGTCCATTCGTTGGCATTGTACGCTAAATTTATTGGTTCATCAATGGTAATGATAAAATAGATTCCGGTTGTTCCGGCTGCAAAATAACCCGGTACTTCGTGGTAGGGAATCCGTTCTTTGTTTAGGTAATTCAATCCATCAGTGTTATTGTTTGCATCAACCAATAACTTGCTGATTAAGCTATTCCGGATTACTCTTGTTTCGGAAAGCACCGTTTCTCTTTCTGACATATCGGTGATTTTGTATTTTTTGAGCACATAAATCACTATGCTTCTGCGGTTGAAATAGCCACCGCCAAGGCGAATCGTCATTCCATCATCACTATCGTCAACAGCCAAAAAAGCGTTTTTCACCATGTAATTGGTCAACACGTCTTCCAATCCATTTATTCCTGATACACGGCAAAAATGATAGGCATCCTTTGTTGTCTTTAGTTTTCCGTTAAGGGTTTCAAAATAATTTACTGCGTTCCACATTTTATTTGCTGTTGGCTAATAGTTGTTTACTTTCTTTTACCTTTTGGTTCAATTCATCCAAAGCATCCCATGTATTTGATTTCAAAACCTTTTCCCGTTTGGTTATGTCGCCATCTGTAAGGGCGCGTACCTGGTTTTGAATAATGGAATACATATCGGGTGCTGTTGGTGCTTCGTCCTCTTCTGTAGGTGTTGTACTCTCAAAAAGGTAGCTGAATTTTCGGGAGAAATAGCTTTTAATACCCACAATCCACATAATT